GCGCTGAATCACTGCCGCCGGATCGTCGCGGAAGCGGGCTGACCCTTTTGCCCGCCGCGCCGCTGTGGCAGGAGAGGCTCTCGGCGCGGACGTGGCGAAACGGTAGACGCAGCAGACTTAAAAGCGGGCGGGATTAGTCCCACCTGTGGGCGGAAGCCCGAAAACCCAGGCGGAAGGCGGCTTTCGAGCTGCCTTTCTGGTGTCACACCGAAAATCAGAAGTGGGAGCGTCACACGGGCCTGTGCCTGATGTGACGTGTCACACGCTCGCCCGTGTCACAAAGAGGGCAACCTAACCGGGTGTGACGGTGCCCTGTGACAGTGGGCTGTGACGCCCCTGTGTGACGCGAAAATCGGTGGGATTAGGTTGCGCTACCGCATCCCCCTCCCTGAAAAACATCCTCTTAGAGGTAATTCCTATGAACCTTCCTCTTATTCCTCCCACACATGAGAACACCTCCTCTGACCTCTCTCCTATGGATGAGCAGATCAAGCTGGAGGAGGAGATGCTGACCGGCGGGATGGATCGTGTCCTTAAGGCCGCGCAGCAGGCCGAGGAGCGCGGCGAAGCTGCCGCTAGCCCTGGCGCCCGCTACCTGATGCGCCACCTCCTGGAGCCTGTCTCCAAGGCTGTCACGGCCTTCCTGGACGAGGCGATGTCTGGCAAGGCGGGGCCGAAGCACACCGCCCTCCCGCCCGTGGCCATCTGCGGGGACAAGGAGGCGGCCTACATCGCCCTCCGCACGGTCCTGAATGACCTGACCGGCGGGGACGCCCCGAAGCTGACCGCCGTGGCCCGGAACGTGGGCCGGGGCATCGAGCTTGAGCTGTGGATGAGGGAGTTCAAGAAGGAGAACCGCGAGCTGTTCAAGGTGACGATGGCGGAGCTGGACGAACACTCCGGGCCGCAGCAGCGCCACGCCATCGCCCGCAAGTTCGCCCGCAAGGCCAACGTCCGGGGGGAGTGGACGCCCGCCGCCCAGCTCCACGTCGGGATGAAGCTCCTGGACATCGTTCGGGAGGCGACCGGCCTGTTCAAGCTGGTGCTGGTGCGGGAGGGCAAGTCCAAGACCGAGTACGTCCTGGAGCTGTCCGAGGCCGCGTCCGCCCGGATGAAGGAGGTGTGCAAGGCGGCTGGCATGGTGGCGCCGTCCCTCATGCCCTCGCTGGTGCCGCCCAAGCCGTGGTCTGACCCGTTCGAGGGGGGATATCACTCGGGCCTGTTCAAGCGCCTGCGGCTGGTCAAGACCTGGAGCGATGCCGCCCTGGAGGAGCTGGCGAACCAGGACTTGAGCCGGGTGCTGACCGCCGTGAACGCGGTGCAGGACACCCCCTGGCGGATCAACGACCGGGTGCTGGAAGTCCTCCGGGAGGCCCTGGACACGGAGCGGGGCATCGCCGGGCTGCCTGAGCGCGACCCGGAAATCCCCCCATTCCCGCCCGAGGCGGAGCATAACGAGGATGCGAAAAAGGCGTGGAAGCGGAGCGCCGCCAAGGCCCACGCCAAGAAGCGGAAGAACCTCGGGAAGCGCCTCCAGGTTCACAAAGCGGTGAGCCTTGCGGAGCGGTTCCAGGGGAGGCTGATCTACTTCCCGCACCAGATGGACTTTCGTGGCCGCCTCTACCCGCTGCCCGCCGTCCTCAACCCGCAGGGGCCTGACTATGTGAAGGCCCTCCTGACCTTCGGGCGGGGCTATCCCATCGTGGACCAGAAGGCTGCCGACTGGCTCGCCATCTCGGGGGCCAACCACTACGGGGTGGATAAGTGCAGTCTACTTGACCGGGTGAAGTGGACCCAGGCGAACGAGGAGGCGATCCGCGCCGTGGCCGCCGACCCGTGGGGGCCTGGCTTCGACTTCTGGACCAAGGCCGACAAGCCCTGGCAGTTCCTCGCCTTCTGCTTCGAGTGGGCGGCCTTCCGGGACCACGGCTGGGGCTTTGTGTCGTCCCTCCCGGTGGCCCTTGATGGATCGTGCAATGGCCTCCAGCACTATTCCTCGGCTCTGCGCGATCCGGTGGGTGGCGCGGCGGTGAACCTCCTGCCGGGAGAGCTGCCCTCGGACATCTACGCGACGGTTGCCAAGCTGGCGGGTGAGCTGGCCAAGGAGTTCTTGCGTCCAGATGGTCCCACAAATGGGCGCATTATGCACCTCGACCGGCTGCTCGGCTTCTGGAAGGAGCGGGGCATCAACCCGCGCATGATGGCGGAGCGGTGGCTGGCGTTCGGGCTGGACCGCAAGCTGTGCAAGCGGCCCGTGATGACGCTGCCCTACGGCTCCACCACGTTCTCCTGCCGGGAGTTCCTGGAGGATGCCGCCATGGAGCGCATCGAGAAGGGCGCCCCGAACCCCTTCTACGCTGGCAACGACATCGTGGAGGCGCGGCGGTGCATGTTCGACGCCACGCTGTTCCTCCAGCCGCTCGTGTGGCAGGCCATCGGGGAGACGGTGAAGGCCGCCCGCGTGGGCATGGACTGGCTCCAGGCGTGCGCGAAGGTGGTGGCTGGCCTCGGCCTGCCCGTCTCCTGGCGGACGGCGGACGGCTTCCTGGTGCAGCAGGCGTACCGGAAGTGGGAGGCCCACCGCGTCAAGACCATGATCGACGGGCACATCATCATGCCAGTCGTCTCGACGGTGGGGCTGGACGTGGACAAGCGGGCGCAGGCCCAGGGCATCGCCCCGAATTGGGTCCACTCGCAGGACGCCACGGCGCTCCGCATGTTCGTCGTCCTGGCGAAGGAGCGGGGCCTGACCGAGTACGCCCTGGTGCATGACAGCTACGGCGCCCCGGCGGCGAAGGTGGAGCTGATGGCCGAGTGCCTCAAGGAGGCGTTCGTCCGCCTCTACACGGACTTCGACCCTATCGTGGAGTTCTACCTGGACATGCTGGACCAGCTCCCGGAGGGGGAGATCGACATGCTGCCCACGCCGCCCGCTAAGGGCGACCTGGACGTGTCTCTGATCCGCAAGTCTGACTACTTCTTTGCCTAATTGCTCCCACCTACGGGAGGATTGAGGGGCTGGTGCAGGAGACTGCACCGGCCCTTCGCCGTTTCAGCGCCCCGGCAATTAGGTCGCGCTACCGCATCCCGAAACCGAGGAGATCGAAATGCTCGGCATCACTATCCGCCACTCCGCTTCCGGCATCCGCCTCTCTGGCTCCGCCGGGGACGTGGACCTGACCCCGCTGTCCAAGACGCAGCTCTCGGACGCGGCCCATCATATCGCCCAGGCCGCCGGTATCCGCGAGGCCAACCCGCAGCCGCGCCGCCGCAAGTCCCGCCGCAACGCCCAGAAGGGGAGCAACTGACATGAGCAAGGCCATCGCCTCCGTCACGTCCGCCGCCGGTCGCGTCACCATCGACGTGTCCCCCGTGGGCGACATCACGGTGTCCGACGAGGACAACCAGATCGTGGGCCACTTCACCCGCCGCGATGTCCGCCGCTTCGCCAATGACATCCTGAGCGGCGTCCACGACGGCCCCACCGTGGTCCCCCCGCCGGTTCCGCTGTCCGACCTAGAGCGCCTGGGCCGCACGGTCCTGGAGCTGGCCGTCAAGTACGGCTCCGACGCCCCGCAAGTGAACCTTGCTGTGCAGGGCTTCATCCGCAGCAAGCTGGGCATCGCCCCGTCGCAGACCGAGCTGGAGTTCTGATCCGTGCCCGGCATCTACGACAAGCTGGTCAACGCCCCGCGTGACACCTCCGCCGCCGCCACGGTCCTCCTGATCGACCGCCTCCAGGACTTCATCGAGGAGCATCCTGGCGTCCAGGTGGTGGCCGCCTCGGCGCTGTTCCTCATGCTCTGCGAGCGGTTCGGCGTGTCCGCCCAGGATGCGTTCACCGCAGCGAAGAACCTGATGAACGAACACGACGGCACCCTGAGCCACGAGTTCAAGGCCGTCCGCGCGTACCTGGCAAACGAGGTTCGCTGACCGGCGGCGATTAGGTCGCCCTACCGCATCCCGAAACATGGAGGCAGCAATGCCCGCAATCTCCGAGCTGGCCCGTACCGAGGCCGAAGTGCAGTCGCCTGCACCTCTGGCCCGCGCAGTCATCATCCTGCGTAACGGCGGAAGCCTGCCGCGTTCCCTGGTCCGCGACCTCCTGGACGAGGGCCACGACATCACCGGCCTGATCCGCTCGATCACGCCCAATTCCTCCCACATCTGAGACTAAAGGACACGACATGGCCGACGCCAAGCAGCGCCTCCCCAAGATCACCTCTCCGAAGGGCCGTCTCGGCTTCCCCAAGCTGGTCGAGCCCGACTATGGCAACCAGCAGTACCCGAAGCCGGATGGCGAGTTCTCGACCAAGCTGGTCGTGAACGCCGATGACCCGGCGGTGAAGGCGTTCATCGAGAAGCTCCAGCCGTTCTTCGACACGGCGGAGGACGAGGCGAAGGAGAAGTTCGCCGCCCTCAAGGCCGAGACGCGGAAGAAGCTCGGCTCCTACAAGATGAACCCGCTGTTCACTGAGCTGCTCGACAAGGAAACCGAGGAGCCGACCGGCGAGATCGAGTTCAAGTTCGCCCGCAAGGCGAGCGGCGAATACAAGAAGGGTCCGAAGGCGGGCAAGCGGTGGCAGGCGACTGTGCCGCTGTTCGACGCGAAGGGCCGCCTGATCCCGACGCACGACAAGAACGGCGATGTCCGCCCGGATGCGCCGAAGGTGTGGGGCGGGACGCTTGCCCGCGTCAGCTTCGAGCCGTCCGCCTACTTCATCCCCGGCACCGGGGCGGCGGGCCTCAAGCTGAACCTGGAGGCCGTGCAGATCATCGAGCTGGGCGGCGGCGCCCGCAGCGCCAGCAGCTACGGCTTCGGCGCCGAGGACGGCTACGCCCACGAGGAGGACAACGAGAGCGGCGGTCGCTTCTCTGACGAGGAAGGCGACGAGGGCACCAGTGGCGCGACCCAGACCCCGGACTTCTGATCCGGCGGTCGCTCTCGGCCATCGGTCGGGGCTAGAGGACCGGCAGGCAGAACGCCTGTCGGACCTCGGCGTCCCCTACGAGTACGAGAGCATCGTCATCCCCTACGTGAAGCGCCCGGCGACCTATCGCCCGGACTTCCTGCTCCTCTCGAACGGCATCCTGATCGAGACGAAAGGCTACTTCCTGGCCGAGGACCGCACCAAGCACCTCCTCGTCAAGGAACAGCACCCGGACCTCGACATCCGCTTCGTGTTCTCCCGCGCCCGCAACCCGCTCCGTAAGGGCAGCCGCACGACCTACGCTACGTGGGCCGAGAAGAACGGCTTCGCCTGGGCGGAGGGCGACATCCCCCAAGCCTGGATCGACGAGGCACCGCAGGCCGCCCGCATGGCCGCCGTGGATCGTCTCCGCAAGACTGCCAAGTGAACCCCCGAACCATCTCCCAAATCGTGGTGCATTGCTCCGCCACGCCCAACGGTCGCCACGTCACCGTCAAAGACGTGGACTACTGGCACCGGCAGCGCGGCTACCGAAAGATCGGCTACCACCACGTCATCTACACGGACGGCACCGTCCACCCTGGCCGCCCTGAGAGCGAGCCGGGCGCCCACGTCCAGGGCCACAACGCCAACTCCATCGGCGTGTGCATGGTCGGCGGCGTGGACAGCAAGGGCAAGCCGGATGGCGACTTCGCAAAGGTGCAGTTCGCTGCACTTGAGGCGCTGATCCGCGAGCTGCTCGTCCGCTACCCCGGCGCCGAAGTGCTGGGCCATCGCGACTTCCCCGGCGTGGCGAAGGCGTGTCCGAGCTTCGACGTGCGGAGCTGGTGGGCCGAACGCCGCGACTGATTAGGTCGCCCTACCGCATCCCAAACCCCACAACCTGAAAGGCATCACCATGCTGTCCTCCAAGCAGCGTTACCTCCTGTCCCCGCAGGCGCTCCTGGTCCACGACCACATCGAACGGACGGGGAGCATCTCCGCCCGCGAGGCGATGTCCGACTACTCCATCACGAGCGCCACGCTGGCCCGCCGGGTGTGCGACCTGGAGCAGGCCGGGGTTCGGGTGCGTCGTCTGCGTCGTGAGCATCCGATCACCGGGCGCAAATACACGCGCTATGCGCTCGGCAACTGACGAGAGCGAGTTCGTCCAGCACGTCCCATGCGAGGAGTGCGGCTCGTCCGACGCGAACAGCCTCTACTCGGACGGGCACACCTACTGCTTCGCCTGCGACACCTGGAAACCCGGCGACGGGGCTTCGGCCTCGTCCGCCCCCAAGAGAGGAGCCGTGACGAAAGACCTCATCACTGACGGGTATCTCGGCCCGCTGACCAAGCGCGGGATCAAAGAGGACACCTGTAAGTTCTTCGGCTACCAGCTCTGCGACGACTTCAAGGGGCAGGCCGTCCAGGTGGCGCAGTACCACGACGCCAACGGGCGGGTGGTGGCGCAGAAGGTCCGCTTCGGCAACAAGGACTTCACCTTCCTGGGCGACCCGAAGGCGGCGCTCGGCTTCTACGGGCAGCACCGCTGGAGGGACAAGGGCAAGAAGCTCATCATCTGTGAGGGCGAGATCGACTGCCTCACGGTGAGCCAGCTCCAGGACAACAAGTGGCCTGTCGTCTCCGTCAAGAACGGGGCGGGCGGCGCCAAGCGCGACATCAAGAAGGAAATGGAGTGGCTCCTCGGGTTCGAGGAGATCGTCCTGTTCTTCGATGACGACGAGGTGGGCCGCGAGGCCGTCGAGGAGTGCGCCCCGCTGCTCCCTGTGGGCCGCGTCAAGGTGGCCCGGATACCTGGCTTCAAGGACGCGAACGACGCCCTCAAGGCGGGCCAAGGCAAGCTCGTCATCGACGCCATCTGGGGAGCCAAGACCTGGCGCCCGGACGGGATCGTCGGGGGCGAGGAGCTGTGGGAAGCCTACAAGGCCAAGAAGCAGCAGGCCACCGCCACCCCGGTCCCGCTCCCGTGGAAGGGCCTCCAGGACAAGACCATGGGCCTGCGACGGGGCGAGCTGTGGACCTTCACGGCGGGCTCCGGTGTCGGCAAGTCGGCCATCGTCCGCGAGCTGACCCACCACCTCCTGCGGGAGGGCGAGACGGTGGGGATGCTGATGCTGGAGGAGGGCAACGACCGCACCCTGGACGGCCTGATCGGCATCGAGCTGTCCCGCCCGATCCACCTGGACATGACCCCGTGGGACGACCTCGGGGAGGAGGAGCAGCAGGCCCGAAGGGAAGCCTTCGAGCGGATCGGAGGGTGCAGTAGACTGCACCTGTACGACCACTTCGGCTCGACCGAGGGCGACAACCTCCTCAACCGCATCCGGTTCCTGGTGCAGTCCTGTGGCTGCGGCTGGATCATCCTCGACCACCTCTCCATTGTGGTGTCGGGCATGGAGGACGGCGACGAGCGCAAGACCATCGACGTTCTGATGACCAAGCTCCGTACCCTGGTCCAAGAGCTGGGCTGCGGAATGCTGATTGTGTCTCACCTTCGCCGCCCGGCGGGGGACAAGGGGCACGAGCAGGGCGCCGAGACTTCGCTGTCCCAGCTCCGGGGTTCCCACTCCATCGCCCAGCTCTCCGACTGCGTGATCGGCGCCGAGCGCGACCAGCAGGACGAGAAAACCAAGAACATCACCACGCTCCGCGTCCTCAAGATGCGGTTCACCGGGGACACGGGTATCGCCTGCAACCTGGAGTACGACCGCGAGACGGGGCGCCTCCGCGAGGTGAGCCTGGATTTCATGCGCGATGATGCTCCCACCTTCGGGAGCGTAGACGGAGAGTTCTGATGCTCAACCACGAGGCGGGCGAGAAGCTCACCAAGGTCATCGCTTTGTCGGGCGCAATCCAACGCGCCCGCAAGGCCGTGGAGGTGGACAAGTCGGCAGCCGCCGCCGTGTCCCTCCAGCAACTCATCAACCAGCGGCGCGAGCTGATGGCACTCCTGCCCAAGCCGCGCCTCGTAGGGGGCACCGATGTCCACTGACTACACCACCCTGAACACCCTGGCGGCCACCCTCTGGGGCGAGGCGCGAGGGGAGGGACTGACCGGCCTGCTCGCCGTCGCTTGCGTCATCAGCAACCGGGCCAACAAACCCGGCTGGTGGGGCACCGACATCCGGAGCGTCTGCACCAAGCCCTGGCAGTTCTCTTGCTGGAACCCCAACGACCCCAACCGGCCCCACCTGGAGAGCCTCGTTCGCGAGCCCCCGGTGCGCGGCCAGAACCCGGTCTGGGACAAGTGCATCATGGCCGCCCAGGCGGTGTTCCTGGAGGGCCTCCCGGACATCACCAACGGCGCCAACCACTACTGCACCAAGGCCGTCGCCAACCGCACCGCCTGGGCCAAGGGCCAGAAGCCGGTCGCCATCCTCGGCAACCACCAGTTCTATCGCCTGTAAGCTCCCGCCCCTGGGAGCTTCCTGGCCTTCGTAAGGGAAGGCTATTTGTCACGCTACATCTTCGACATCGAGACGGACGGGCTGCTCCCTGAGCTGACCCGCATCCACTCGCTCGTCATCAAGGACATCGACACCGGCAAGGTGTGGAGCTGCACCGACGACGACCGGACCTACCAGTCCGTCGCGGAGGGGCTCCGCCATCTGGCCGAGGCTGACCTCATCGTCGGCCACAACGTCATCAACTTCGACATCCCGGCGATCCAGAAGGTCGTTCCTGGGTGGAAGCCGAAGGGAACCGTCCGGGACACCCTGGTCATGGCCCGCGTGGTCTGGCCGAAGGATGTCATCAAGGACAAGGACTTCGGGCTCCACAAGGCCGGGAAGCTCCCAGGGAACCTGATCGGGCGGTACTCGCTGGAAGCCTTCGGCTACCGGCTGGTCAACTACAAGGGCGACTACAAGGGTCCGTGGGGCGCGTGGTCCCGCGAGATGCAGGACTACTGCGAGCAGGACGTGGAAGTCACGTTCGCGCTCTATGGTCGCCTCGTTCGCGAGGAGTGGGACGAGCGCAGCTACGCCCTCGAACACGACGTAGCCACTATCGTCTCCCGGCAGGAGCGCCACGGCTTCACCTTCGACAGTGAGGCCGCCCACCGGCTCTACGCCATCCTGGTGCAGAAGCGCCTGGACGTGGAGAAGGAGCTGGCGACGGCGTTCCCGCCGCTGACCATCCGCACCCCGTTCACGCCGAAGTCCTCCAACCGGAAGCTCGGTTACGTCAAGGGCGTGCCGACCGAGAAGGTCCGCATCGAGGAGTTCAACCCCGCCTCTCGCGACCACATCGCGAAGCGCCTTCGGATGCTCGGCTGGGAACCCACCGAGTTCACCGAGAACGGCAAAGCGAAGGTGGACGAGACGGTCCTCTCGCAGCTCCCGTACCCCGAGGCGAAGCTCCTCTCCTCGTTCCTCCTCCTGGAGAAGCGCATCGGCCAGCTCGCCACGGGCAACGAGGCGTGGCTCAAGGCGGTGCAGGCGGACGGGCGCATCCACGGTCGCGTCGAAACCAACGGCGCAGTCACCGGACGGATGACGCACAGCAAGCCGAACATGGCCCAAGTGCCCGCCTCACGGTCGCCCTACGGCCACGAGTGCCGCGCCCTGTTCATCGCAGGCGTGGGCTTCGTTCTGGTCGGATGTGACGCGGACGCCCTGGAGCTTCGCTGCCTCGCCCACTTCATGGCGCGGTACGACGAGGGCGCCTACGTCAAGACGGTCCTGGAGGGCCGGAAAGAGGACGGCACCGACATCCACTCGGTCAACTGCCGAGCCCTCGGGATGGAGCCGAAGGGGAAGTACCTCGTCGGCGGCAAGGAACAGCCTGGGCGCGACATCGCCAAGACCTGGTTCTACGCCTTCATCTACGGGGCGGGCGACGAGAAGCTCGGCCTGATCCTCGGCAAGGCGCCGGGTGAGGCAGCCCGCCTCGCTGGCAAGCGGTCCCGCGCACGGTTCCTCAAGAACCTCCCCGCGCTGGGCAAGCTGGTGGAGGCCGTCAAGGTCGCCGCACGGCAGCGCAAGTACCTCATCGGGCTGGACGGTCGGAAGCTCTACGTCCGCTCCGAACACGCCGCCCTCAACACCCTGCTCCAGTCGGCGGGCGCCCTCGTGATGAAGCTGGGCCTCGTCCTCCTGGACGTGAACCTTCAAGGACGGGGCTACGTCCCCGGAAAGGACTACGAGTTCGTCGCCAATGTCCACGATGAATGGCAGATCGAGGTTCGCCCCGAGATTGCCGATGAAGTCGGCCAAGCGGCGGCAGACGCGATCCACGTCGCAGGAAAGAGCTTCGGGTTCCGCTGTCCGCTCGCAGGCCAGTTCGAGAAAGGCCGCACCTGGGCCGACACCCACTGAGGGATACCTCTATGTCCTCTCTCATCCGGCTTACCCTGGCAACGCTAAGGTGGGCCGCGCTGTTGATCCGGCTCGGCGGCTCGCCGCAGCCAACACTTGGTCCCCCCACTCCCGTTACCGTCTCGTTGGTGCAGTCCACTTCACCGACTATCACGCTGCCGAGGCGGCTGTTCATCACGTCCTGCGGGACTGCCGCCTTCGTGGAGAGTGGTTCGTCATCGAGCCCGAGCGGGCGCTCCGCATCCTGCGGGGCCTCCGCATCCGGGAGCGGCGGCGATGACTGAGTACCGCGCCTACAGCTACCGCATGGACACCGGGGTTTGCGGTGTCCTCGTGGTGCCGCCCGGAAAGACGCTGGGCGAGCTGCTCCAGGAGGTGGCGGACAAGGGCGTGAAGCTCCCCGTCCATCTCATGCCGATCCCCCTGGTGGAGGCGTGGGTGAAGTGACGGTCCTGGTCATTCCGGGCGCCTTCACGCCCACCCTCTGCCTCGGCCTACGGTCCCTGCACGGCATCGGTGAGGTGCGCGAGAGCGGCTTCATGCAGCCGGGCGCGGACGGCAAGACATGGGAGGTTCTGGACCGCTCCGTCAAGAGCCGTTCGGACCTCCTCCTGGACCCGACCGAGTTCGTCGGCAAGGTGGTCCTGGCGCAGCTACAGGCCCGCGTCCTGCCCGCCGCTAGGGTAGCCTTCGGACGGGAGCTGACCCGCCTGGAGCGGCTCCTGGTGGGCTCCTACGACAGCGCCGCTGGAGGCCACTTCAAGGCCCACCGGGACGACGAGTACCCCGGTACCCGGCATCGTCAGGTGGCCCTCTCGGTCATCCTCAACGACGACTTCGAGGGCGGCGAGCTGGAGCTTCCCGAGCTGGGCATGAGCCTCAAGCCGCCCGCCGGAACCGCCGTCCTGTTCGAGTGCAGTCAACTGCACCTTGTCCGCCCCGTCACCTCTGGTCGCCGCTTCGCCTTCGTCTCCTTCCTCTACGACGCGGAGGGAGAGGCGATCCTTGCCGCCGAGGCCCAACACATCGGAGAACCATCCTGACCACCCTCCTCCTGTTCGCGTTCCTCCTCGCCGTCCTCAACGCGGCTGGCCTCGCCGCCGTGTCATGGACGGTCATCGGGGGCATCATCCTCGCCCCGTTCATCCTCTGGTGCATCGCCGGTTTCGGCGCCCTCACGACCGCCCTGGTGTACCTCATCGTGGCTGGTCCGAAGTGGCGGCGCTGATCGTCGTCGCTGCCCTCGCGCTGATCCTCTACGACGCCCTGTTCCGAGACTAATGGACATCCGCGTAGGCCACCGCACCATCTCCCTGCGTCCCATGGACCCAGGGGAGGCGAGCGACAACGGCGCCATCGGCCTGTTCCGCCCCGGCGCCGGAACCATCAGCGTTGACAGCTCGCAGCCCGCCGACGTGCAGGCCGAAGTCGCGATCCACGAAACCATCCACGCCATCTGGGATGCCTACGGGCTGCCCCCGAAGGTGGACGAGGAGGAGGCCGCCACGCTGCTCGCGAAGGGCCTGGCCCAAGTGATCCGCGACAATCCCGAGCTGATGCTCACCATCCAGGACGCCCTGGAAGGTTCCCCCATCTACAAGCGAAAGGGCTGACCCGACTTGACCACTCTCCTGATCGACGGCGACGGCTTCGCCTACAACGCCGCTGCCGCCGTCGAGCGGGCCACGGATTGGGGTGGAGGCATCTGGACCCTCCACGCCAACGAGGACGAGGCGCTCGCTCGCCTGGACGATGCGCTGGCCTCCGTGCAGGAAGCCCTCGGCGTGAAGAAGATTGCCGTGGCCGTCACCGACCAGGGCGCCAACTTCCGCAACTCCGTCTGGCCCGACTACAAGGGCAAGCGCAAGCTCAAGCGCAAGCCGCTCGTCCTGCCCGTCATGCGGCAACACCTGATCGACAACTACAGCGCCCGCCTCCGCCCGAACCTGGAGGCCGACGACGTGCTGGGCATCCTCGCCACGCACCCGTCCATCATCAAGGGCGAGAAGATCATCGTGTCCGCCGACAAGGACTTCTTCACGATCCCCGGCAAGTTCTACCGCACGACCGACCCGGACAAGGGTGTCGTGGACGTGTCCGAGGAGGACGCCGACCGGGCGCACCTCTACCAGACCCTCACGGGGGACACGACGGACGAGTATCCGGGCTGCCCAGGCATCGGCCCGAAGAAGGCCAAGGACATCCTCGACAAGGAATGTTCGTGGGACGCGGTGGTCCGCACCTACGAGAAGTACGGCCTCACCGAGGACGACGCCATCGTGCAGGCCCGCTGCGCCCGCATCCTCCGTTCAACCGACTACGACTTCACCAAAAAGGAACCCATCCTATGGACCCCGTGAAGCCCGCCGTTATCGGCTACATCGCCTTCCATCGAACCCACCAGGCCGACGTGTATCGGGGCGGCTACCGGGGCAAGATTTACAAGACCCCCGCCTATGCCCGAGCCGCGCAGCGGGCCTACCGGGAGAGCGACGGGGCGTTTGCCGCCCGCATGAAGATCGTCCCCGTGTACGCCTCGGACGAGGAGGTGTCCGTCTGATGCAGAAGCGCCGCGCCCCCCTCGTGGGGCTCTACGCCCCCGCCGCCCAGAGCGGAAAGACCACCCTCGCCAAGGCCCTCGGCGGCTTCGGCTGGCAGACGGTGAAGTTCGCTGCACCTTTGAAGGCGATGATCCGCGCCCTCCTGGTCGAGGTGGGGTGCCCCGCAGGCGACATCGAGCGATACATTGAGGGCGACCTCAAGGAGGCCCCGAACCCGTACCTCGGCGGCGCAACCACCCGCCACGCCATGCAGACCCTCGGCACCGAATGGGGCCGCGCTTGCATGGGCTCCAACTTCTGGGTGGAGATGTTCCGCGTGAAGGCCAACAAGCTTCGGGACATGGGTGTCGCCGTGGTGACGGACGACATGCGGTTCCCCAACGAGTACGACGCCATCGCGGAGGACGACGGCATCACCGTCCACGTCTCCAAGCCAGGCGTCGAGCGGGCAGGGGGGCACTCCTCGGAGGGCGCCCTGGACAACGAGGTGTTCTCCATCAAGGTCGTCAACGACTACCCGAACGCCGTCCAGTATGCGCTGGATGTGGCCCCGAAGGTCAGCTCCTACGCCTGGACGGGCTCAACCCGCGCCTGATTGGTCCCACGGGTGGGAGGCCGAATAGGTTTCCCTACCCCACTGGAGAAAATTCTCCCTTGGAAAGATTTCCCACAGTCCCAGCCGAGCTGGTGGCGGCATTGGATAAGCTGTTCCCGCTCCGCTCCCCCGACCCCGAGCAATCCGACCGTCACATCTGGATCGAGGTGGGCCAGCGCCGCGTCGTGGACTTCCTCCGCGACACGCACGCCCGCCAGCAGGCCAACACCCTGACAGGAGAAGGATAACCTATGGGTTGGTTTTCGAGCATCTTTGGCGGCGGCAAGAAGAAGGGTCCGTCCGCCGAGGAGCTGGCCGCACAAGCCCGGCAGCAGGAGCAGGAGCGTCTGATCGCGGAACAGCGGGCCGCCATGGAGAAGCAGCAGGCTGCGCTCTATGAGAGCCAGAAGGCGTTCCAGCAGACGCAGAACACCTACATCTCCAAGATCGAGGACTTGCAGACGCAGGCCGCCGAGCGCGAGGCCGCGCAATACAACGCCCTGATCGCGGCCCAGCACGCCGCCTCCCTGCCGTCCCTGGTGCAGACCAACAACGGGCAGGAGGATGCCCCGGTGAGCGAGGACGACGCGCTCCTGGACAGTCAGCGCAAGGGCCGCCGCGCCCTCCGCATCGACCTCCAGACAACCGCTCCGGGTTCTGGTGGCGCGGGCCTGAACGTCCCTCGCGGGTAACGCATGGCCCAACCAGCGACCACCGCACAGGGGCGCTATGAGCAGCTTTCCACGACCCGCTCTCCCTACCTGGAGCGGGCGCGGGACTGCGCCGCCCTAACCATCCCGGCGCTTCTGCCGCCGGAAGGGGCCAACGGCTCCACCAATCTCCCCAAGCCCTACCAGTCCATGGGGGCGCGGGGCGTGAACAACCTCGCCTCGAAGCTCCTGCTCGCCCTCCTGCCGCCCAACCAGCCCTTCTTCCGGCTGCTTCTGGACGATGCCCTGGTGGCCGAGCTGGCGGGCTCCGAGGAGTTCCGCACGGAAGTCGAAGCGGCCCTCGGCAAGATCGAGAACGCTGTGATGACGGACGTGGAGACGACCGCCGCACGGGTGGCGATCTTCGAGGCCCTCAAGCAGCTCATCGCGACCGGCAACGTGTGCCTGTTCGAGCTGCCCGATGGCGGCCTCAAGACCTACCGCCTGGACCGCTACGTCGTGAAGCGGGCGCCGAACGGCGACTTGCTGGAGCTGGTTGTCCACGAGAAGGTCAGCCCGTCGAGCCTGCCGCCAAAGGTGCGGAAGCTCGTCAGCTCCGAGAAGCCGACGCCCGGCACGGGTTCCACCGAGGACACCCTGGACCTCTACACCTGGGTCCGCCGGGACGGGCGCTTCATGCGCGTTCATCAGGAGATCGCCGGTCACATCGTCCCTCAGTCCGAGGGTGAGTGGCCGGTGGAGGAATGTCCCTTCGTCGTGCTGCGCTGGACGCGCATCGACGGAGAGGACTATGGCCGGGGCCACGCCGAGGAATACTACGGCGACCTCCGCTCGTGTGAGGCCCTACAGGCCGCCATCGTGGAAGGCTCCGCAGCCGCCGCGAAGGTGGTCATCTTCGTAGACCCCACTGGCGTAACGCAGGTCCGCACGGTGTCCGAAGCACCGAACCTCGCTGTGCGCCCCGGCAAGGCCACTGATGTCACCGTCTTGAAGATCGACAAGGCGAATGACTTCACGGTCGCCCTCAACACCCTGAGCGGCATCGAGCGGCGCCTCGCGCAGGCGTTCCTGATGACCAGCTCCGTCCAGCGTCAGGCCGAGCGCGTGACGGCGGAGGAGGTTCGCCTCCTGGCCGGTGAGCTGGAGGATGCGCTGGGCGGTGTCTACGCCCTCCTGGCGCAGGAGCTACAGCTCCCCTTTGTCCGCCTTCGGATGGCCCGTCTCGCCAACGAGCGGCGTATCCCGAAGCTGCCCCCGAAGGTGAAGCCTGCGGTGGTCACTGGCATGGAGGCCCTCGGGCGCTCCCATGAGGTGAACCGCTTGCTGATGTTCGGGAGGGTCATCCGGGAAATCCTGGGCGACCAGGGCATGGCAGCCCTCAAGCCCGACAAGGTGAGCCAGAAGGTCGCCACCTCTCTCGGCATCCCTGACGACCTCCTCAAGACGGCGCAGGAGATGGCGCAGGAGCAGCAGCAGGCCCAGCGGCAGGCGATGCTCCAGGCCGTGGGACCGGAGCTGGCGAAGAACGCAATGACCCAACAGCAGCAGGAGCAGCAGCCGAGTGGCCCGCCCGCGTAAACCCAAGGAGGAGCCGAAGGTCGAACCCCAGGCTCCCGAACCCCAACCCGAGGCCCCTCCGCAGGAGGAGCCCACCCCCACCGTCTGGCCCACCATCCGCAGGGTAGATCACTGATGACCGAAGCGACCGCCGCCCCGGCCCCCGAGGCGACACCGAACGCCGCCCCTGCGGCCCCCGCACAGGTGCAGTCAACTGCACCGGAGAGCCAGACTTCCGAGCGGCCCGGCTGGCTGCCCGAGAAGTTCAAGAGCCCGGAGGACTTGGCGCGAGCCTACTCCGAGCTGGAGAAGAAGCTGAGTGGTGCCCCGAAGGCGCCGGAAGCTCCGCAGCAGCAGACGGCCCCCGAGCCGATCCCGCCGCATCTGCCCGACCCGAGCAACCTCCGCGAGGAGGACGCCAACTTCATCCTGTCCCAGCGCGGCGTCAGCGCCGACGAGGTGGCCGAGGAGTACCTGTCCAAGGGCAAGCTGTCCGCCGAAACCTACGAGAAGCTGGCGAAGGCTGGCCTCCCGAAGGGGTTCGTGGACGGCTGGATCGAGGGCCGGGAAGCGGCTGCCGAGAAGGTCAAGACCCGCCTGTTCCAGGAAGTGGGCGGCGAGGAGGTGTTCACCAAGGTCCGCGATTGGGCCTTGTCGAACCTCTCTGAGCGCGAGCTGCGGGCCTACAACGCAGCCGTGAACCAGGGCGACGTGGAGGTTATGGCGCTGGCCGTTCGCGGCCTGCACTCCCGCTACATCGCCACGGTGGGCAACCGTCCGACCCTGATCGGCGGCGGTACGGCCCCCAGCGCGGACGGCTTCGGCTCCCAGGCCGAGGTGGTCAAGGCCATGTCCGATCCGCGCTACCGCAACGACCCTCAGTACCGTGCCGAGGTGGAGCGCAAGCTCGCCGCCAAGCCGGTCCTCAATGTGCGAGTGACCAAGTGATCGAAATCATCCACTGGCTAGGAGACGCTGACAACGTGACCACCGCCCTCCTCGCGATCCTGGGCACCCAGGCCCTCGCGAAGCTGATCGTCAACCTGACCCCGACCCCGAAGGACGACGAGATCGTCGCGAAGGTCTACCGGGGTGTCGAGATCGTCGCTGGCATCATCACCAGCAAGGCGAAGCAGTAACCCCAACCGCAGCCGATTGTCCAAAGTGCAGTCGGCTGCACCTTTCCTGTGTGAGCCGCGTCAGCCGCTCCTCCCCGCGCACAGCGCATCGGAGGGCGACGGCAGTTCGCTGCCGGTATCCTTCTCCCCACACGCAAACCCCCTGGCCGCCTGCGGGCGACAACCTTGCGGCGTGGAAGTGGTGAGAGGCCCGGACGACTGACGGTTCGATCCGAACCCCCTCACAAGGAAATCTCACTATGGCTGATAGCAACCCGTCCCGCCTCGGTCAGATCAACGGCAGCGGCGCGACCGACGCGCTGTTCCTCCAGAAGTTCGCGGGCGAAGTCCTGACGACCTTCTCCAGCGTCAACGTGATGATGGAGCGCCATCTGGTCCGCACCATCACCGAGGGCAAGTCGGCGCAGTTCCCCGCGACCGGCATTGCGGACGCCTACGACCACACGCCGGGCACGGAGCTGACTGGCCGCTCGATCAAGCACGCCGAGCGCATCCTGACCCTGGACGGCCTGATCGTCTCCGACGTGTTCATCGCGAACATCGACGAGGCGATGAACCACTACGACGTGCGCTCCATCTACACGACCGAGGTGGCTCGTGCCCTCTCGAAGAAGATGGACAAGAACGTCCTCCAGACGGCGATCCTGGCGGCCCGCGCTTCGGCGGTCATCACCGGCAACCCCGGCGGCACCGTGCTGAACGCTGGCGCTGGCGTCGTCACCAACTCCAACGGCGCCCTGCGCTCCGCCCTGTTCTCGGCGGCCCAGGCGCTTGACGAGAAGGATGTCCCGGAGGACAGCCGCTTCGTGGTCCTCAAGCCCGCGCAGTATTACACCCTGGTCACGGACCCGCTGATCCCGAACCGTGACTACAGCGCCAACGCGGGCGCCGACATCCGCACCGGCAAGGTGTGGGAGGTGGCTGGCATCGACATCGTGAAGTCGAACAACCTGCCGTCCACCAACGTCAACACGGGCAACACCAAGTACCAGGTGGACGCGACCAACACGGTCGGCGTCGTGATGCACCCGTCCGCCATCGGCACCCTCAAGCTGATGGACCTCGCGGTGGAGGGTGAATACCAGCTCTCCAAGCAGGGCACGCTGATCGTGGCGAAGTATGCCACGGGCCACGGCGTCCTGCGTCCGGAGTGCGCGGTGGAGATCACCAAGTCCGCCTGATCCTAAACGCCCCTCGTAGCCCCGCGCTGCGGGGGGCATTTTTTCGCCCCGAAAGGAACCCATGCAAGTCTCCCTGACGACCGAGCTGGAGGCCGTGAACGCCATGCTGGCGGTCATCGGTGAGGCTCCAGTGAACACCCTGGAGGACAGCGGCCTCCTCGATGCCTCGATGGCCCGCCAGCTCCTCCGCGACACCTCCCGCGAGGTGCAGACGCGGGGCTGGTCCTGGAACACCGACAAGGGCTTCCCGCTGACCCCTACGGCCCCCGCTCCGGGGGAGATCATCGTCCCCTCCGATGCCCTCCAGGTGGACCCGGTGGACACCACCATCGACGCCGTGATCCGGGGCAAGCGGCTGTGGGACCGGCGCAACCACACCACCCTGTTCGACCGCACCGTCAAGTGCGACATCATCCGGCTCCTGCCGTTCGAGGATGTCCCGCAGGCGGCCCGCCAATACATCGCCGTCCGCGCTGGGCGCATCTTCCAGGACCGCACAGTCGGCTCTGAGGCCCGCAACGGGTTTACCCAGCGGGACGAGACGATGGCCCTCGTGGCGCTCCAGCAGTACGAGGCGGAGACGGCGGACTACTCGATGGCCGACAGCTACAGCGTCTCCCGTGTCCTGGGCTTCCGCCCGAGCATCAGCGGGGGCTGGCGTTGAGCCTCGTCTCGGGAAGCGTCCCGAACCTCATCTCCGGGGTGAGCCAGCAGGCGTTCGCGCTGCGGCTCGCCTCGCAGGCGGAGGAGAGCGTCAACGGCTACCCGTCCGTCGTGATGGGCCTGGACAAGCGCCCCGGCACCGAACACGTCGCCAAGCTCTCCAGCGCCGTCCCGGACAGCACCTTCCTCCATGTCATCAACCGCGACAGCGCGGAGCGGTACGTCGTTGTCGTCCACTCGGGCAACCTCTCGGTCTACGCCTTCGACGGTTCGCCCCGCACGGTCAACTTCCCGAACGGTAAAGGCTACCTCTCTGGGGCCGACTTCTCCGCCGTCACGGTGGCAGACTTCACCTTCCTGGTGAACCGCTCGGTGGTCACGGCGATGGATGGAACGCTCCAGCCGAACCGCACCCCGGAGGCCCTGGTGTCGGTGCGCGTGGGCAACTACTCGACCACCTACACGGTCTACGTCACGGCCACCAATGGGCAGACGATTACGGCCTCCCACACGACCGCCGCCACGGGGGCCGATGCGGTCAAGACCGAGGCCATCGCCAACCAGATCGGCAACATCATCAACACGGCGGGGCAGGGGTTCCAGGCCAATCAGACCGGCTCGACCCTGCACATCTACCGCCCGGACGGTCTGGACTTCACCATCGCCACCACGGACAGCTACGCAGACCAGGCCCTCCTCTCCCTCAAGGGGAAGGTGCAGTCGGCTGCACTTTTACCGACCCGTGGCGTGGCGGGCTTCCAGCTCGAAATCGAGGGCAGCCCCGGCAACCGCTACGACAACTACTTCGTGGAGTACCGGGTTGACGGGGGCTCCGAGACGGCTGGCGTGTGGAAGGAAATCCCGAAGCCGACCCGGCAGATCAGGTTCAACGCGGCCACCATGCCGCACGTCCTGGTCCGTGAGGCTGACGGCTCGTTCACCTTCCGGCAGGCCCAATGGTCGGACTGTAGGGCGGGTGACGAGAACACCAACCCGGTCCCCGGCATCATCGGCCTCCCCGTCGCGGACGTGTTCTTCTACCGCAACCGCCTGGGGCTGATCGGCGGGGAGCAAGTGCTGTTCTCCAAGAACGGGGAGTTCTTCGACTTCTGGCGGGAGACGGCGACGACCATCCTGGAAACCGACCCCATCGACGTGGCGGTGTCCCATGTGAAGGTCAGCAACCTCCGCCATGCGGTGCCCTTCAACGAGGCGCTGCTCCTGTTCTCCGACCAGACGCAGTTCACCATCCCGCCGGGGGATGCGCTCACCCCTGCCACCATCGCCATCAACCAGAGTACGGAGTTCGAGGCCAGCCTCCGGGCGCGGCCCATCGGGCTTGGCCCCTACGTCTACTTCGGGGCACCTCGCGGCGGCTTCACGTCCGTCCGGGAATACTTCATCGACGGCAACACGCGGGCAGGGGACAGCACCGACATCACCGCCCACTGTCCCAACTACATCCATGGCGAAATCCTGGACATGGCGGGCAGCTCCACCGAGAACATGATCGCCGTCCTGGCGTCGGGGAACCGCTCCTCCCTCTGGGTCTACAAGTTCCAGTTCGCCCAGCAGGAGAAGGTGCAGTCGGGCTGGGGCCGGTGGGACTTCGCGCCGACCGACAGGCTCCTCGCCGTCGAGTTCATCCGCAGCGCCCTCTACCTCCTGATCGCCCGGCCTGACGGGCTGTTCCTGGAGCGGATGGACATGGACCCTGGGCGGACCATGGGGAGCCTCCCCTTCGTCCCACGATTGGACCGCCTCTGCGGCTCTACGCGGTGGGCCTCGGCTGGCTTCGACGGGGCCAAGACCTGGGTGGAGCTGGGCTACGCCGAGGACGGGCCGCTCCAGGTCATGTTCACCGCAGACACGGTGGGCTTCCGGGCCGGTCAGGTCATCACCCCAACGCGACCCTCCAGCACCCGCATCGAGTTCCCTGGGGAAGCCGCAGGGGAGTGCTTCGTGGTGGGGCGGCAGTACGAGATGCGGCACACCTTCTCGCCCTTCCTGGTCCGCGTGAACGCGCCCGGCGGGGGCACCGTGGCGTCCACCGAGGGCCGCCTCCAGATCGGCACCGCGTCCCTCTACTACACCGACAGCGGCTACTTCCGCGTCGAGGTGACGCCCTTCCGGCGGCGGACCTTCTGGAAGGTGTTCTCGGGCCGGGTTGTCGGCTCCGCCCGCACCCTCCTCGGCCAGTCCGGGCTGGAGACGGGGAAGTTCGACTTCGCTGTCCGCAGCAACAACCTCAACGTGAAGGTGGACCTCGTGAACGATAGCCCGTTGCCGTCCCGCTTCCTGAACCTGGAGTGGGAAGGCGACTACTCGCCGCGTACCCGCAGGGTGGACTGATGCCTGACATCATCCCCGCCACGCAGGACCACGCGGTACGCCTCTCGGGGAACCTCCGGGCCGCCGATGTGGCGGAGCTGGAGGCCAGCGCCCTGTCCCCCGAGGAGGGGCTTGTCGGCTCCCTTCTCGCCTCCGGTGAGGCGGCCTGGGCGGTGGTCGAGGAGGGGGAGCCGCTGGCTCTCTTTGGTGCAGCCGACTGCACCTCACTGATGGGCGTCCATTGCGGCGCCCCTTGGCTCCTCGGCTCTGACGCCCTGGTCACGACCCACCGACGCTGGCTCCTGCGGAATACACAGCGCATCGTCCAGACGCCCGACGCCTACTTCCACCGCTACTTCAACAGGGTGGACGCGAGGAACACGGCGCACGTCCGGTGGCTCCGGTGGGCGGGCTTCATGGTCATGGAGCCCGTGCCGTGGGGGCCGTTCCGGCTCCCCTTCCACCCGTTTTTCAGAAAGGCCCCGAATGTGTGACGTTATCACGCTCGCGGCGGGCGCCGTCGCTGTCTCCGCAGCCGGTACGGTCGCGAGCTACGCGCAGCAGAGCGACGCCGCGAACAAGCAGAAAACCTACAACCGTCAGGTTTCGCTCCAGCAGAACGACTACCGCCTGCAAGTCCTGGACTACCAGAACAAGGTCTGGCAGCAGGACATCGACTACGCCCGCGACATGCTCTCCTGGTCCGAGGAGGAGTGGAACCGACAGGTCCGCTACGATGTGAAGGCCCGGCAGGCGGTCGAGAAGAACACACTCGCCGCTGTGGGTCAGGTCATGCTCCGTCAGGTGGAGGAGGACATGGCTGTGGTGGCGCAGGGCGTGGACACCCGCACCCGTGGAGCCCAGGCTCGCGCCCAGCTCTCCGTCCGTGATCGGGGCGTGGAGGGCAACTCCGTGGACGCCATCGTCAACGATGTGACCCGCCAAGAAGGTGAGGTGCTGAACGTCATGGCGATGAACCGTGCGTCCTCCCTGCGGCAGCTCAACCGGGAGGCCATCGCGATTGACGCCCAGGGCGACCAGCAGCTTGCCAGCATCCAGCTCAAGACCTACGCGCCGTCCACCCAGATCAGGGAGCCGTCGCCGGTCAATCCGGTAGCCCCTGCGGCCCCCGTCGCAGGTCCCAACGTGGGCCAGCTCATCACGGGCCTGTCCGGCGCGGTCGCGTCCGGGTTCACCAACTACTCCTCGTGGACCGGACAGACCATGCAGCAGACCTTGAACCAAACCGGCAACTGGCTCTCGCGCCAGTTCACCATCAGCTAAGGAGGAAACCGTTTGAGCGGCTCCATCTTCGACCGCGAGCGGCTCCGCCCCACCACCACCGTTACCCAGGTGGCGGGGCTGCCTGGGCGTCCTATGGACCGTGCGGCACCCGTTCGCGCCCCCGACCCGGTGGCCCCGAACGCGCCCACGCCTATCGCCCGCCCGAAGCCTTCCGACGACCTAGCGAGCCTCGCGGCTGCCCTCTCGGGCCTCTCTCCGATCCTCAACGGGGCCGCCGATCTGTGGTTCAAGGGGCAGCGGCAGGAGGACGCCCAGAACGCCGACGCGGACGCCACGGCGCTTGCGATCAAGGGCCAGGTGTCCACCTGGTCCCAGGCCGTCAAGGACAACCCGGCGCTGGCCGACCGCTCCCCGTTCTACCGGCAAATCTTCGAGGACCGGCTGGCGCGGGAAGCGGTCATCCGCAAGGGCAACCAGCTCCACGGCGAGTATTGGGGCTCCGAGCTGGCCGGGAGCGCCGACCCTGCGGCCATCCAGAAGTGGCTGACGGGGAACATGAAGGACATCCTGGACCAGTTCCAGGACAGCCCGGCCCAGCGGGCGGCGGCGGCGGAGGAGCTGCGGAACCAAGCCCACTCCCTCGTCCGCACCCACCAGCAGAACGCCGTCAAGAACCTCGTCGCCCAGAACGAGGACAGCCTCTCCCGTTCGGCCTCGGCGGCGTTCGACACCTACAGCCTCCGCACGGGCGGCTCCTCCAGCACCGATGCGGCCTTCGCGGTCCCTGACGACATCCGCAGGGTCTACGAGAAGGTCGCCAAGGAGGAGGGCGTTCCGGCTGCGCTATTGATAGCCCAAGGCTACCACGAGAGCGGCGGCTTTGCGTCGGACGTTCTGAGCGGCAAGAAGCGCGGCTCCAAGGGCGAGATCGGGCTGGCACAGGTTCTCCCGTCCACCGCGTCGGCCCCCGGCTATGGGCTCGACCCGATTGACGAGAAGGGCCTCCTGGACCCCGAGAAGGCCATCCGCTTCCAGGCCCGCTACCTCAAGGCGAGGGGCTCGGCGGCGGGCGTCAAGGACTGGACCGATCCCCGGCAGGCCATGATCGGCCTCGCGGCCTACAACGGCGTGGGGGAGCAGGCGCAGGGCTATGCCCGTACCGTGTTCTCCCTGGCCGAGCAGGCGCGGGGCTCCACCTCGGGGCCTGTTCCGGGCGCCGGGCCGAACCCCTACGGGCTGGCCGCCGAGCTGCAACGCATCGAGGCCGAGGCGCGGGCGCAGGGCGTGGATGGGCGGACCCTTAACAAGGTTCTCACCCAGGCCACGGTGGCGGCCATGATCCGCCACGGGCGGGTGGACTTCGCGGACCTCGGCCTCATGCCGCGCCCCGATGGCACCCCCGGCTTCGCCTCCACGGCGGAGGGCCGGATCGCCCTGGAGAACGCCAAGAACACCGTCCTGTCCAAGAGGGTGCAGGACGAGAACATCGCCTACACCCGGCACGTCCGGGCGCGGGAGCTGGCGGGGGAGACGCTCGCGTCGAGTGTCGCCCAGACCCTCGTGGAGCAGCTCGCCGCCGGGGAAACCCCGAAGCTCACCCCGGACCAGCTCCGCATCGCGGCGCGGGTGGACCCCGGCCTGATCCGCACCTTCTCCCAGCTCGCGGACAGCCTCCAGGGCGTGAAGCAGACCGAGGACACTCGGGATGTGGCGGAGCTGGAGCTGCGGGTGAACACCGGAGAGGCCACCATCCAGGACGTTCGGGACGCCCTCGGTGTCACCATCAAAGACCCGCAGACCATCCGCCGCCTGATGCAGAAGGCGCTGGAGGTGCAGTCCTCCGACAACGTGTTCCGCAACTCCGCCGTCACGCAGATCATCCGCGAGACGCAGGAGGCGGCAGCGGGCATGGAGGGCAGCGGCGTCCTCAAGGACTACTCCATCGGCGTGACCGTGGGGAACGCCATGCGAGAGGAGGCGGCGGAGTTCGCCCGGAAGAACCCGGCGGCAACGCAGGCCGAGCTGATCGCGCACCTCCGCCAGAAGCAGAAAGAGCTGGTCCCGAAGTTCAACAGCGACGTGGACCTCCAGGGCGCAGAGCGGAAGGCGAGCGGGGCCGCACCGGCACCCAAGCAGGAGGAGCAGAAGGCCGCCCTCACGGTCGAGCCCAACCCCTCCGTCAACACGCAGCGCGTGGCTGTGTTCGGCTCCCTGCAAGAGCTGGAAACGGCCTTCTCCTCCTGGAGACAGAACCCGACCGCGACCAGCGGACCCGGCATCGCCATCGCCCGATGGATCATCGAGGGCGGGGTGCAGGACGTGGGACGGTTCTACGACCAGCAGAAGAAGCTCCTCCAGGCGCAGGGGCAGAACACCAACAGTAGGTAAGGAATGAGCGAAAGCATCACGCAACAGCAGCAGCCCACGGGCGAGCTGGTACTATCGCCCGATCAGCAGGCGCTCCTCTCCACCCTGGCGGAGGCGGCGAACCAGCAGGATCGGGCGAGGGCGGCCTCCGGGCTGCCCACCCGCGTAGGGCAGGCTATCTGGGGCGTGGCGTCCGACATCGCGGGCGGCATCCGGGAGGCCCCTGGGCAGATCGTCCGGGGCGCCACTGAGGCCCTCGACAGCGCCGCCTCCGGGCTCCGCGCTGCGGTGGGCGCTACGGGGCTCGTCAGCGACGAGTTCATGGCGTCCAACCCGGCGACCCCGGTGGCCCCCAACGTGGCCCCGGAAGCCAGCACCGTCACGGGCGGCATCGTCAACGACGTGTCGCAGTTCGTGGCGGGCCTGATCCCCGCCGGGCGCATCCTCAAGCTGGCGGGCGGGGCGGCCAAGGTCGTCCAGGCGGGGGCTGGCGTCGGTGAGATCGCGGTGGGCGGTATGGTCAAGGCCGCCGCCCACGGCGCCATCGCGGACTTCGTGGCCTTCGACCCGCACGAGGAACGCCTCTCGAACCTGATCGAGAAGTACCCGGCGCTCCACAATCCGGTGACGGAGTTCCTGGCCGCCAAGCCAGAGGACAGCGAGGCGCTGGGGCGCTTCAAGAACGTCATCGAGGGCCTCGGCCTGGGCGCTGCGGCGGACGGTCTGATCCGGGGCCTGGGGCTCCTCCGGGCGGCCCGCAAGGGCGACAAGGCGGCCACCGCTGCGGCAGCCGACGAGCTGGACAAGGCGGCCCCCAAGGGCGGTCCTGCGGACCCCGTGGACATCCTCGCTCAGGACCGCCGGGCGCAGCCGCAACCGGAAGCTCCCACAGGCGGGAAGGCCGAGGAGAAAGTGCAGTCAACTGCACCTAGCCCCGACCAGCCCGAGCTGGACCTCCAGGGCGGCTCTAGCCCGCACCCGGACAGCCCGGCGGCGGAGGTGAAGGCCAACCCCACGGCGGACCCGACGCCGCACCGTAACGCCGCCCCGAAGCTGATCGAGGTGGACGATGCGGGGCTGCGGGAAGTCGTCCAGCAGAACCTCCGCGAGACGGGGTTCGGACAGGGGCGGTCCATCTCGGGCATCCGCACCGACCTGATCGAGAGCGGCGAGGACATCGCCTCCATGATGAACAGCCTCCGGGTTGTCTATCGGGAGGAGCTGGACAAGGCCATCGGCGGGAAACCAGGTGGTGGGGACTTCCCCGTCCGCTCCCTGGAGGATGTGCGGAAGAACGCCGACCGGCTGGCGGACGTGCTGGGCGACGACCCGGACCTGTTCTGGCAGCGGATGTCGTCCATCCACGGCACCACCAAGAACCTCGACGCCGAGCTGCTCGTCTATCGCGACATGCTCGCCACGGTCCACGACAAGACCCGGCGACTGGCGGAGGCGATCAACGACCCGACCGGCACCGCGACGGCTGGCTACAAGACGCGGGTGGAGCTGATGAACCAGTTCCAGCGCCACGTCGAATTGGCGGCCAACGTCCAGGTTGCCTACAAGGGCATCCAGACGAATGTGGCGCGGGCGCTCAACTCCATGCGCCTCCCGTCGAAGCTCGACCCCGCGCTCCTCAAGCACGGCGCCGACGCCTTCTTCGAGGGCGGCGAGGATGCGATCAAGCGCATGGCGGCGAAGGTGGCGGCCTCGGGCGACCTCACCGCGTTCAACAACGTGGTGCGTGGCGGCTGGGTCCGTAACGCCATCGGGGCGGTGAACGAGTATTGGATCAACTCGGTCCTCTCCGGTCCCAAGACCCACGCCGTCAACATGATGTCCAACTCCCTGACCACGATCCTCCAGCCCGCCGAGCGGATGATCGCAGGGGCCGTGCGGATCGCCTCTCCGGGCGGACGCAAGGAGTTCACCGAGGGTGCGCTCCAGTACGCGGGCATCGCGATGTCCCTGGTGGACGCCACAAGGACCGCCGCCAAGGCGCTCCGTATGGGCGACACCTTGCTGGACCCTGGGCACCTCCCGGTGGAGCAGCGCAGCGCCATCACTACGCGCCGCCTGGGGACGCCTTCTTCGGCCTCCTCCATCGACCCGGTATCCGCCCTGGTGGTGGACGGCCTGGGCACGATGATCCGTATGCCGTCGCGCTTCCTGATGGCGGAGGACGAGTTCTTCAAGCAGCTCACCTATCGGTCCCGCATCCGGGCCGAAGGACTGCGGGAGGGGTTCTCTCAGTACGGCCTCAACGTGAAGAAGGTGGCCGAACACGCCGAGGGCTCTCTGCGCGGGAAGTTCGATCCCGTGACGGGGCAGGCGCTCGACGACCGGCACATCCGCGCCGCCCGTGAGGTGACGTTCTCCTCCGACCTCCAGGCCCAGACCCTCACCGGGGGACCGACCTGGGGCGAGAGCCTCCAGAAGCTCGCGGGCAACCACCCCGGCCTGACCCTGATCCTGCCGTTCATCCGCACCCCGACCAACATCATCCGGTTCGCGGCTGACCGCACCCCTGGCCTCAACATGCTGCGGACGCAGTTCCGCAATGATCTGTTGGGCCGGAACGGGGCGGAGGCACGGGGCGCTGCGGCTGCCAAGATGGCGACCGGCGGGGCGCTGTGGGCCACGGCCATGACCTACGCCTTCGACGGCACGGTGACGGGCGGCGGCCCGGCGGACCCGCAGGCCAAGAAGGAGCTGATGCAGACGGGGTGGCGTCCCTACTCCTTCCGCATCACCAAGGAGGACGGCTCGGTCGAGTACCGCGCCTTCGACCGCCTGGACCCGTTCGGGATGTTCTTCGGCCTCGCCGCAGACATGGCCGAGGTGTCCGGGTTCGCGGGGGAGCGTGAGTTCGAGCAGCTCGCCATGGATGCCACCGTGGCGCTCGCCCGGAACCTCCAGAGCAAGTCCTACCTGTCCGGCCTCACGCGGGCTTTGGGAGCCCTTGCGGAGCCCGAGCGGCGCGGCGAGCGGTTCGTGTGGGGCGTGGCCGGGAGCTTCGTGCCGTCCGCCCTCAACCAGCTTGTCGGAGACGACCCGCATCTGCGCGAGGTGCGGTCCATCGCGGACGCCATGCGGGCCAAGACGCCCGGCCTCTCGCAGGACGTGGACCCGCAGCGGAACATCCTGGGCGAGATCATCCACGTCCCGCCGGGTTGGGGGCCGAGCTTCATCTCCCCCATCGCCAAGGGTGTCCACCAGGGCGGGCAGCAGCCCAACACCCCGGAGTGGCGCCACACGGTCCAGGATAACGTCCACGACGAGATCGCCCGGCAGCTCATCATCCACGGCGCCTCCATCCGGCCTCCGTCCCCCGAGTACGGTCCGGTGGACATGCGGGATTACACTTCGCCCATCACCGGGCGGAGCGCCTACGACCGCTACCTGGAGCTGACGGGGACCATCAAGCGGAACGGGCGGACCCTCTCCGAGAGCCTGGAGAAGGTCATCAAGTCCGACACCTACAGGAACCGCGCGACGGACGGCACCTTCGACCATGACGGCTCCCGCGTGGACGTGCTTCGGCGTGTCCTCGGGGAATACCGCTTGGCTGCGATGGCGGAGCTGCACCGGGAAATCCCGGCGCTTCGGAAGGCAATGCGGGACGAGGACTTCCTCCGTGCCCGTACCAAAGTCAACCGCTGACAGGTGCAGTAGACTGCACCCAAGAAGGACATGCGCTACAGCTACAGCGACTACACCGGAGACGGCTCCACCAAGCTGTTCTCGGTCCCGTTCGAGTATATCTCGCAGGACCATGTTTCCGTCACCGTGGATGGGGCTTCGGCCTCGTTCACCTGGCTCAACTCCAACACCATCCAGCTCCCCTCGGCTCCCCCTGTGGGGGCCGTGGTCCGCGTCCGCCGGAACACCCCGAAGGAAGTGGCGCTGGTGGACTTCAACGACGCCTCCGTTCTCACCGAGAGCGCCCTCGACCTCGCCACCCGGCAGAACCTCCTGATCGCCCAGGAGGCTGACGATAAGGCCGAGGACATCGTGGGTGAGGCCGTGGAGGCGGCGACCGGCGCGGCGAGCGAGGTGGCCCGTGCCGTCCCGACCGCGACCTCCTCGGACGTGGGTAAGGCGCTGGTCGCCCAGGCAGGCAACACCTACGGGTGGTCGGCCTCCTTCGTCCCGCTGACGGGCGGGGCCACGATGACGGGCGACTACAACCTCGCCGGTCAGTTCGCAGCCACCGGGCAGATTTACTCCCAGGCCAGCCTTGTCACGGACGGCAAGACCATCTGCGCGTCTCCTCGCGGCGTCGGGCGGGGCAGCGCCATGGTGGACGCCCTCGACCGTTTCGGCCCCTGGAAATGGTCTGACGGTGGGTACATCGAGTTCAACATCGACGGCACCGCAGGCGGGATCAACGTGTTCTTCTCGGACGCCCGGCTCAAGAAGGACATCACCCCGTCCGCCGAGCCGGTCCTCCCACTGATCCGCCAGCTCGCGTTCCGCGACTTCCGCTTCAAGCCGTTCCCCGGCGCCCCCGAAGGGACCGTGCTGCCGCTCCAGAAGGGCGGCGTCATCGCCCAGGACGCCCAGGCCATCCGGCCCGAGTGGGTCAACACCGCATCGGACGGGACGCTCTCGCTGAACGCCCCGCTCCTTCTCACCAACGCCTTGAAAGCCATCCAGGAGCTTGACGCCGAAGTTCGCGCACTCCGCGAGCAAGTCGCGTCTCTGAACAAGTGACAACCACGCCCGAGGGCAACCCGGACATCCTCCTGTTGATCGGGAGGATGGACGGCAAGCTCGATCTACTACTGACCCGGCACGACCAGCACGAACGCCGGTTGGAAGCCCTCGAAGTTCGCACCGCGCAACTCGAAGGGTGGAAGAACCGCGCCGTTGGCTGGCTCGCCGCGCTCGCTGCCCTGGCCGGTGGCGGCGCCGCTACCCTCACCTCCCTCCTCGAATTGCTCAAGTAAGGAACCCGATGCCCAACGACCCCAAGCTGTCCCTGATCCGTACCCAGATGCCGTTCTCGCGCGGCTTCGGGAACGTGAACGCCAGCTACACCTTCTCGACCCTATGGGCGCTGGACGGCCACTTCGATCTGGTCCGCCTCGTCTACCCGTCCCTGGCGACCTCCGCCGCGACCATCGACGCCGCCGCCATCGCCCCCTCCGCCCGGATCGGGGATGGCTACAGCCCGACCGACGCCGCCGGGAGCGCGGTGGCCTTTACGCCCGTCACCTTCGGGGCCGCTGCGGGCACCCCGACCTACGCCCCTGGCGGCTCCGCGACGGGGACCATCCCGGCCTCTGATGGGACCACTCCGGCCTACTGCTTCTCCGACTGGATGCGGGTGCCGAGCCTGGAGCGCCTGGACGAGGGGAGCGACGGTCGCCCGCTGCTGATGGCCCGCACCCACTTCTCGGGCTCCGCCGGTAGCGCCCCCAACAGCGCCTCGCTGGCATCCGGCTGGCCCGCGCAGGACGGGGGTCGCCTGCTCCGCAGCTACTACAAGTCCGGGACCGCCGTGGTGTCCGGGTTCACCAACCCCATTGGACCGAACAACTGGATCATCCCCGGCGCCTTGCAGTTCTACACCCGAGGGGCGGGCATCACGGTCCTCTCGGTGGGCGACAGCCTGACGCAGGGGCAGGACGTGTCCACCTCCGAGTTCTGGGCGCCCGGCCACTTCGCCACCCTGCGGCTGTCCTCCCTCCGCCGTCCGGTGTCCTTCGTGAACGCCGCACAGTCGGGCTTCACCTCCGACGCCTACGCGGCCCGTGGGCGGGACGCCATCGACAAGTTCCTCCCGGAGGTGGTGACGATCTCCGTGTGGAGCCCGAACGACCCCAAGACCCAGGCTGACGCCGACGCCGCGTTCTCGCGTGCCCTGGCGCTGGCGGAGTACGCGCGGTCGAAGGGTGCGGTGCCGATCCTGACGACGGCGGTTCCGTTCCAGCTCCCGGCATCCACCGACGCCTACCGGGTGGGGATCAACAACCGCGCCCGTCGCATGGCGGCTGACGGTACGATCCTCCTGGCGGACTTCGACGCCGCCGTGGCGGACCCCACCGACGCCACCCTGCCGCGTCCCGAGTACCGCGCCGCCTCTGGTGCCCACCTGAGCGCCGCTGGCTACCGCCGCTGCGGTGAGGCGCTGGAGCGCGTCCTGGCCCGCCTGATCGGGCGCGTAGGCGCCGACGCTCCGGTCATCCTGCCCAAGCGCGGGGTGCCCGCCGAGAACAGCCGCACCGGCCTGCCCTGGCTGCACAAGCCCTCCCACGAACGCTTCGGCACCCTGCCGACCATCTAAGAAAGGAACGCCATGAACCCTCGCTTCTCCCGCACCAACGTCTCCTTCTCCAGCGGCGCCTCCACCTCGGGGGCGTTCGCGGTGGAGAACCGCGTCCTCCTGAGCATCCTCATGCCGTCCGCGTGGGATGCCGCTGCGCTGACCCTTCAGGCTTCCGCTGACGGGGCCGCCTGGTTCAACGTGTTCGACCAGAGCGGCATGGAGGTTTCCATTCAGGCCAGCGCCGGGCGGCTGATCCTCCTCGACATCCGGCTCCCCCTCGGCCTCCCGCTGGTCCGCTTTCGCAGCGGCACTTCGGCGGCCCCTGTGGTGCAGTCGGCTGCACGTACCCTGGTCGTGTCGAGCCGCGAGTTCGACTGATGCTCCCGCTATTCGGCGGGGGAGGGGCGGGACGTCAGTCCCTCCTCTCCGGGGCTTCCCTGTCCCCGCTGGCAACCTGGAGCCGCGCCTCGGCCGCCTGGGCGTTCGGAGAGGGCGGAAGTCTGTTGAGCTTCCCGGCAGACGCTCCGCGCCCCTACTACGTCCCGGCGGGTGGGCCTGCGGGTTTCCTGATCGAGGAACAGCGGACCAACAACATCCGCAACCCCGGCGGGGACGCCTCCTCGGTCGGTGCGGTCCCCAACTACTGGCAGCCGCAGACCAACTACGGGATCACTCTGGAGTGGCTTGGTCCTGTGGTTCGCATCGGCCAGCGTGGACAGCGTGTGAGGCTCTACGGCACGGCCACCGCAAACGGCAACGTCATCATCAACCTGGAGACGGCTAACTCCATTGCGGTCAGTCCGGGCCAGTGGTGGGCGGCCTCCCTGTCCCTCGCTCTCGTGGAGAAGCGCGGAGCTGGCGCGGAGAATTGGGGCATCCGCAGTATTGTCCGCAACAGCAGCGGTGGCGCGGTTTCAGGGGAAAGTCCGACCAACTCGTTCGCTCCTGATGAAACGCTCCGCCGCTTCGACCACACACGGCAGTTCGGGACAGACAGCACCATCGCCTACTTCCAGCCCGGCCTTTCCTTCGGGGTATCGGTGAATGGTGTCTACGACACGATCTTCGACGTTTGCGCCGTACAGGCCGAGCAGGCGTCCTTCCCGTCCACGCCAATCCTGACAGCCCCCGGAACGTTTGGCGCGACGGCCCGAGCGGTGGACGCTCTTAGCCTCGACCCCCGGACGCTTCCCGGAGGCGGACGCAAAGGGACGTTCCTGATCCGCTGGATGGACTTGGCGGGCACCGCGCAGTCCCCCAACCGGGGTGTGTTCTCGTGGTCTGACGGCTCGGCATCGAACCGCCTCCTAGGGTTCGTCCCGTCCAATTCCGCAATCGCCATGGCTACGCGCTGCACCAACGGAGGGACAGGCTACGACGCGCCCACCCTATCCAGCTTCCGGCCCGGTTCCTGGAACACCTACGCGCTTACCTATGGTGGCTCCAGGTTCGGACACGCCCTGAACGGGGTGGCAGCTTCGCGGAACGACGCGGTGCTCCCGCTGGACGTGTTGCTCCGGTATCCGATCCGCCCGATGGGGCCTGGAACCAGCGTCAGCCCGACCGCAGGCATCGTCGCACTGATCGACTTCATCCCGCGCGTCATGTCGGACGCCGAGCTGTCTCTCATCTCCGCCAACTGAGGAACCTATGCCTGAACCTTTCGACAACCTCTGGAATGGCCCCCTGGAGACGGTAGCTGCCGCCATCGAGGGTCAGCCTAACGTCCTCGGCCCCCGCGACTTGGACGGGGTGGCCTATGTCAACGTCCGCACCGACGCGGCGCTTCCCATCCCGGCGGGCCTCAAGCGCACCGGGCCGGAGCTTTCCGCTGTCATCCTCGGCGTGTGGGCTGTCGCGGAGCCGGAAGTGCAGTCAACTGCACCTACCGGGGAGCCGCTGTGATGGACAAGGACGCCCTCCAGGACATCCTCGCCCAGCTCCACGAGGAGACGGCGAAGCAGCTCCTCAAGCGGATCAGCAGCGGCACCGCCGCACCGGCGGACTTCATGGCCGCCATCCGCTTCCTCAAGGAGAACGACATCAGCGCCGTGGTGCAGCCGGGCTCGCCCGCCGCCGACCTAGCGCGGATGGTGCCGTTCCCCACGAGTGACGACACGGAGTACCCGCACTAAGCCTCCTAGACGAGGTGAAGAACAGGGCATAGACTACTGAAATGTCTCCGCCCTGTCCCTCCTGTAACGAGCAAGACCCCGCCAAGTTCGGCCAAGACAAGAGCCGTCCGGGCGGGCGCTCGACTTACTGCCGGGACTGTATGGCCCGCCGTAGCGCCGCCTACCGGCAGCAGAACGCGCTGGTCGTCGCGGAGCGCCGCAAGCCCTACCGCAAGGACACCATCGGGGAGCTGCTCGACGCCGCCCGTAAGCGGGCCAAGCGGAAGGGCCTTCCCTGCACCTTGCGGCGTCCCGACATCCCGCCGATCCCGGCGCGGTGTCCGGTCCTGGGTATCCCCCTGACGCGGGGCATAGGCGTCCTCACCGACAACAGCCCCTCCCTGGACCGCATCATCGCGGCCCTGGGCTACGTCCCCGGCAACGTCCGCTGGGTGTCCCACCGCTACAACCGGCTGCGGTCAGACATGACGCTGGAGGAGTGCGAGCTGATCCTGGCGGACCTCCGGGCAATCCTGCCCTAGGGCGCCCCTCCGGTGGCCGCCTAGGCCCCTCCAGCTTCCCGCCGGTCCACCCCTACCTCTCGCCCCGTGGCGGCCCTCTCCGGGCTTCTGCGGGGCTTTTTGTTGGAGCCCCATGACCAAGCCGAAAGGCAAACCCACCCCCGGCCTCGGGCCGCTAGAGGACTTCCGCAACTTCGTCTTTCTCGTGTGGAAGCACCTCAACCTCCCGGACCCCACTCCGGTCCAGTACGACATCTGCGAGTACCTCCAGCACGGCCCCGACCGCCAGATGATCCAGGCGTTCCGAGGCGTCGGTAAGTCCTACATCACGTCGGCCTTCACCGCCTGGGAGCTGCTCCGCGACCCCGACCAGAAGATCATGGCCGTGTCCGCCTCGAAGGACCGCGCCGACCAGTTCTCCACCTTCGTCAAGCGGCTGATCGAGGACATGCCGATCCTCGCGCCCCTGCGGTCCCGCCCCGAACAGCGCAACTCCAACCTCGCGTTCGATGTCGGCCCGGCCCGCCCGGACCACTCGCCGTCCGTCAAGTCGGTGGGCATCTTCGGCCAGCTCACCGGCTCCCGCGCCAACATCATCATCGCGGACGACGTGGAGGTTCCGAACAACTCCGAAACGCAGACCATGCGGGACAAGCTCGCGGAGCGTGTGAAGGAGTTCGACGCCGTGCTGAAACCAGGTGGTCGCGTGGTCTACCTGGGCACCCCGCAGACGGAGCTTACCCTCTACGGCCTCCTGCGGCAGCGTGGCTACGAGACGCGCATCTGGCCCGCCCGGTTCCCCACCCCGGCGCAGGCCCGCAGCTACGGCGACGACCTCGCCCCGATGATCCTCCGGGGGCTGGATAAGGGTTCCCGTGCGGGGGCCTCGACGGACCCCAAGCGGTTCGATGACGAGGACTTGGCGAAGCGCGAGCTGTCCTACGGCAAGGCGGGCTTCGCGCTCCAGTTCATGCTGGACCCGAAGCTGTCCGACGTGGACCGCTACCCGCTCAAGACCTCCGACCTCATCGTCATGTCCTGCCCGCCCAACGAGGCGCCCGGCAAGGTGACGTGGGGCTCGATGCCCGAGCTGGCCCTCCCGGACCTCCCGAACGTCGGCCTCTCGGGGGACAAGTGGTATCGCCCGTGGCGGACCTCCGACGATCCCCGCGAGTGGGCGCCCTACCAGGGCACCGTCATGTTCATCGACCCGGCGGGCGGCGGCGCCGACGAGGCCAGCTACGCGGCCCTGTCCTTCCTCAACGGCAACCTGTTCCTGCGGGACGTGGGCGGCTTCATGCACGGCTACGCACCGGCCACCCTCCAGGGCTTCGCGGACGCCGCCAAGGCGCACAACGTCAACCTCGTGCTGGTGGAGGACAACTTCGGTGACGGCATGTTCCGCGAGCTGCTCAAGCCGTACCTCGCCAAGACGCACCCGTGCGGCGTGGAGGGCGTGAAGCACACGCGGCAGAAGGAGCTGCGGATCATCGACACCCTGGCCCCGGTCCTGGCGCAGCATCGCCTGATCGTGGACCCCAGGGTCATCGAGAAGGACTACCGCTCGGTGGAGAGCTACAGCTCCGACACCAAGCACGCCTACCGCCTGTTCCACCAGCTCACGCGCATCACGCGGGACAAGGGCGCCCTCAAGCAGGATGGCCGCCTGGACGCGCTGGCTGGCGCTGTCGCCTATTTCGCGGAGCGCATGGCGCGGGACCAGGAGAAGGCGGCGGAGGAGCTGCGCGAGGAGGCGCTGCGGAAGGAGCTGGAGAAGTTCATCGAAGCCTGCGGTGGACGGACCTCGGTGGGACCGATGTGGGTGCGGACCTAAAGTGCAGTCTGACTGCACCCAATTAGGTTGCGCTACCCCACCCTCCCCCTAGGTTACAGTTATAGTTAGTAGGAGGGGTGGGTGAGGGGTTCACCACCACCACATCCACCCCTATCTCCTTCCACCGAGGGTTGCTCGCAGGCACGCCCCCTACGGATGTCCACCTTCGGTGTCCATCCTTCGGGGGCATAGCCCTAGGGTGGCCCTAAAGGTGTCCCTAGGAGTGCCTCATGCGACCCCACCCCCTCCTCCTCCCCCTCATCCTCCTCTCTGCCTGCTCCACCGGCCCATCCCTCCCTGGAGGCCCCTACCAGCACCGTACAGACGGCCTGGAGTGGTCCCTGGGGGATGACACCAGCGGGGCCTTTAGGGCCTCTGTGCGGCGTTCTACGGCCATTCCTGCGGGTGGTTCGGTGGACCTGGGCGGGATTGAGCAGGGATGCCGCCGGGATGCCCTTCGGATCGCCCTGGAGGAGGCCGAAAGGCGCGGTGAGGGGGGCTTGAAGGTGGACGAAAGGCGGATTGAGAGTGGCTCTGGGGTGGTCCCCGGCCCCTACGCCTACTGCACCGCCTCCATCCGGGTGTCTACCAGGTAGCACCTGGCGTTTAGGCGCACATTTGTCAGAGCCCACCCCGTAACGGGCCGGGCGCGGTTTCCCCCCGTGGGGGTGTCGGCCAGCCGGGAGGCGCGGCGGGGGCCTCATGTGGCGCCACAAGGGGGCCTGATGGGGGGCCTGATGGCCGCTAACCCCTTGAAAATGTTGGCCTCCGCAGAAGATATAGGATCGGTTGCCCGTCACATCTGCCCATGAGGGGGCCTATCGGGGGGCCTGATGGGTGCAGGCTGGCTGCCCTTGGCGTCCCATGCCTTCATTGGACATGGGATGTTGTTTTGCCTCCGGCCTCCCATCAGGTTGCCCTACCGTCCACCCTACAGGTGCAGTCAACTGCACCAACGCGGCCAGCCTATCGGCCAGCCCATGCGGCGCCCCTATCGCTCCCATATGCGGGCGCATCAGGCTGCCATGTGACACGCCAAGAGGCGCCCTGATGGCCGCTAAACCGTTGAAATCAAAGGCTCACGAAAAAAGTCGTCATGGGACGCAAAAAACCTATTGCATTCTCCCATTGGTGGGACTAAATCTCCTCTCACACAACGAGGCGCCCCACACTACCGGGCGCCACCCGGAAGCCTCCCGGACGGGATAGAGGCATGGGCCTAGTAAGGGGCCTGAGCGCAAGTCGGAGGATGCCCGGCTTAGGTGATCCGCTTAGGTGCGGAGCCGGATCAGAGACACGCATTAAGCAACCCTCTAGCACATGACAATGGGCGGGCCTTCGGGCCTGCCTGTTGCTCATGCCCGAACGGTCCCACACATGGGAAGGCTCGGGCATGGGCAATGGCGCTCATGGCAGCAAGACCACGCTAGAGAGGGTTTGAGACAATGACTGACTGCAACACCGCCGACGCCAACGCCAACACGGGCAGCAACAGCGGCGCCGCGCTGGACTACCTCGTTTCCGAGGTGAATGTCTGGCTGGCGAAGGCGAGCGGCGCGGGCCTGGACACTCTCCACGCCTTCCGCTCCGTGGGTGCAAGCCTCTTGGACGCTAAGGAAATCCTGAGCGGCCAAAAGGGCGCCTTCGGGGCGTGGTGCGACGACAACTTTAAGTTTTCCAAGGAGTGGCGGGCGCGGCTGATGAAGCTGGCCGCCGCTTGGGATGACTTCCTGGCCGCCAAGGAGTGGGCGGAAGGGCAAGGCCGTCTCCTTGGTCGCAAGGAATACTCGGTGGATGGCGCCCTGGCGTTCATCAACGAGTGGAAGAAGGCGACCAACCCCGCGCCGGAAGGCGAGGGCGAGGATGGCAGCGAAGGCGGCGAGGGCGAAGGCGCCAGCGCCAAGGCGAAGAAGAAGTCTCAGGCGGAAATCCTCCGCGAGCAACTGGCCGAGGCCCTGGAGCGCATCCGGGCGCTGGAGGCCGAGCTTGCCAAGGCGAAGGGCCAGAAGGCGGGCGCGAAGGCCGAACAGAAGGCCGAGCAGCCGGGCGGCGCGAAGCCGGTGGACGGCGCGACCAAGAACAGGGCGCGGAAGGTGTGGGGCCTGTATGAGAAGGGCGCCACGCAAGGGGAGCGGGATGCGGCCAAGGCTCGCCTGGAGGAGATGGCGCAGAAGTTCGGTATGGACTTCGACGCTTTCGTCCGGGCCTGCGGTTTGGCCTAACGGTCCCATTGGTGGGAGTGTCGAGGGTGCAGTCAACTGCACCTTCGGCGCCCCGCGTCTCGGTAGCTCTAAGCCGACTGATGAGCGCCTTGAGCAAGCGCGAAACGCAACCAAGCAAGAGGATGCTTCAATGCCTTTGGACAACGCCACGTTTGTCTCTCCCGCCATCGGTGAGGCGCCCGCCTTCGCGCTGGACACGGTGACGCGCCTCTACATGGGCCGTCGCATCCCGCTCCAGCATGTCGCGCGGCGCCCCGATGGCGCGGTGGATGAGCGGCAGGCAACCGTCCGGGATGCCGCTGTGGACCGCTTCATTTCCGATGTGGTGGCGCAGCATTTCCCGGACGGCTTCACGGTCCTGCACGGCGAGGGTGGGTGGATGGATAGCGCCACGGGGCGCCCGATCCGCGAGCCTTCGCTGATTGTCGAGGTGATGCACAGCGCGGCGCAGGCTGACGCGGTGCGGAACGTTGCGGCGGAATGGAAGCGCCGCTTCAAGCAAGATGCGGTCATGGCGGTTTCGTCGCCCGTGGCCGTCTCCTTCATCTAACGCGACCCTTCCCGCGCCTGGACGGTCCCACCCATGGGATCGCTCCAGGTACGGCAAAGGCCGTGCCTTTGGGTGCAGTCAACTGCACCAAGCGACTAAGCAAGAGGATGCTTCAATGCCTACGTTTTACCGGATCACTGCGTATGACCGCCGAGGCCGCGCTCTGCGCTCCACCCTGGCCGCTTGCGTCACCTACGGAGCCGCAGTCCGGGCCGCCCGCGAGCTGATGAACCTTGTCGGCGGCTGCCGCTTCGCGGTGGAGGGCTGACAGATGAGCCACGATGTCGTCAGCGCGGCCATCCGCCACGCCGAGGAAGTCACTCACAAGGACGGCGAGGGCTTCTCGCTGATCCTGACACTGACGAGCGGGCGCGTTCTCGACGTTGCTGTCTGGCAGCCGAGGGGCGACCTGATTATGGGCGAGCTTCTGGGCGAGAGGGTCAACGGCATGTGGGTCTACGACCGCTGCCGCACGCCAATCTACATCGCCAAGCAGCATGTCATCGCCGCGCAGATCGAGGAGGGCTGACATGGTTCGCGAGCCCTACGACCTGATCGGACGCGACAACCGACACTCCAACTACGGAACCGTCACGGTCGCCTTCTGCCGCAACCGGCGGGGATGGCTGTGGATGGCTCCCGGCATCCTGGCCGAGTGGAGCGACGCGACCTACTGCACCGGAGACGCCGCCTTCCGCGCCGCCTTCCGGGTTCTCTCCGACATCGAGGCGAGGCTGGCAGCATGAGCCGGAAGAAGTTCAAGGGGGCGATGGACTTGTTCCGCGCCCTTACTGACGTGGGCGGGGACATCAAGGCCCGCCCGCTAGGGGTGCCTCAAGCCCGCCGCGAGGCCCTCCGCGTGAGCGCCAAGCTGGCCTTGTGGGTGGACCGCCTCGCGGAGGCCAAGCGTTTCAACTTTCCCTCCCACGTCCGGGAGCGGGCGCAGCGGGAGGTGGACGCCCTGCGCTACCGCCTCCGCACTCTTTCCGCCTGACGAGCCCGTAAGGGCGAAACCTAGGTGCAGTCCGCTGCACCGATGGTCGCGGGATCAAAACGCCCGTGCGGTCCCATGAGTGGGAGCGCCGCAAACGCACGCGATAGAGGTGTAGAATGATGGGTGTTAATCCGTTCCTGGCGCTGGCACAGCTTCCGGGCATCGACCCGGCCCTGGTGCGGAAGGAGAACGCCGCCCCTCGGGAGTTCGGGGACGCGGTACGCGCGGCTGGCGCGGTGGCAATCGAACCGACCACGCCCCGCACACGTAACTCTGGCGTCACGCCCTCCACCCTGAGCCGGGAGGAGCGGCTGTGCCGCGCTGGAGATGCGTGGTGCGACGGTGAGCGCGTCGTGCGGGTGGCCGACATGGACGCCCTGACGCGGCGCCTTCGCGCCAAGGGCTGGAAGCGGCTGGGGGATGGCGCCTTCGGGGTTGCCTGGGGCAAGGGAAACCTGGTGTGGAAGGTGTCCGCCAAGTCTGACGACAAGTATAAAATCTGGGCTCATGCCGTGGTGTCTGGCACCTACACGGGGCCGCACGTCCCGCGCATCAAGATGCTCCTCGTGGACGACACGGGGCGTTGCGCGGCCCTGATGGAGCGCCTGGAGGCTTGCGTCTACCAGTGGAAGGCGGAGCTGCGTGGGACGCGCGAGCGTATGCTTGCGACCCTGACGGAGCAGGCCATCGAGGGGTGGTCGCAGCGGTACAACTTCGAGGCCGAACGCTACGAGGAGTACCACGAGGTCATCATGTTCCCGGAGCTGACCAGCCTTGTGCGGGACATCCGCAAGCGCATCCATGCGGAGCCTCCCGAGAACCGCACGGCGGAGACTGTGCCCTGGCACTCCGCGTGGCCCGACATGCACATGGGTAACTTCATGTTCCGCAAGGACGGAACGCCGGTCATCACTGACCCGATCTCGTAACGCCGCCTGACGATGGCCCCCTGACGAGGGGCCGAAACCAAAGGTGCAGCCGACTGCACCTGCGGTCGCGGTACGTCCGCCTCCTCCCACCTCTGGGAGGGGCCGCTAACACATGCGAAAGGGTGTAGCGAATGGCGCATTTCTATGGGGACATCCGGGGCCGTAGCGGCACCGTCGCGTCCCGCTGCGGCTCCAAGAAGTCTGGCTTGGTGGCCGAGGTGATGTCCTACGACGGGCGCGTGAGCGTCAGGCTGTATCGGAAGGACGAGCAGGACTTCGTGGAGATCACGACCTCGCCACACGGTGATCCGATCTATGGGCGCCGCACGCTCTACGACGGGCTTGTCTCGGAGCTGTGCCAGCACGAGCCGCTCAACCGCCTGCGGAAGTCGGCGTGAGCTGGCGTCGTTGGATTGTGGAGACGGTGGTGGGCGTCGTTGGTTTCGGCGCCTACCTGTGGCTGCTTTTTGCATACCTGGGCAAGGCGTAGAACACGCACCGTCAAGAGGCCGTTAAGAAATAGAACGTATAGCTACCAAACCGTGACCAACGGGTAGTGCTTACCGTCAGGATGACGTGACATGAATATTTGCGGCCTGGACCTGTACCTTAACCGTGGCTACCCAAACGACCCGAAATTCGCAATCATCCGTGAGCCCGGCTCCGTGGAGGTGAACCTCCTTGGCTGGACTGTGATCGCGTCTTGGGCTCCGGTGCAGTCAGACTGCACTTGTGGAGCGGAGGTGATCGACCTTATCGGGGCGGGGCTGCTACGTAACCCAAGGGGCACCAATGCCGACCACCCGAAACCCTCTGACGAGGGCGTTCCTGTTCGTCGAGGAGCTGCGTAAGCTCGACCAAGAGCTTCCTGTTCAACATGCCGCCGCTCTCCTCCTGATCGCACGGGAGGAGGGCATCACACAGCAGAAGGTGGCCGCCACCCTGGGCATGGGCAAAAGCTCTGCCGAGCGGGCGTTCGCAAAGCTATCCGACAAGGGCTGGCCGGTGGGCAAGCCCGGCTACGAGCTGATCGAGGTTCGGCCCGGTCAGGTGGACGCCCGCGAGAGGTGCGCCTTCCTGACGGCGAAAGGGCGCCGCTTCGTCAACTCGTTGGTTCACCTCGTGGAGGGGTAAATGGCGATCCGTCAACGCGGGGCCTCGTGGCAGGCCGACGTGTTCGTGAACGGCAAGCGCAAACGTCGCGACTTCACCTCGGAGGAAGCGGCGAAAGCCTGGGAACAGGAGATGAAGGCGCCCGCCAAGGAGCGGGCTTTTTCATCGCCCAACGGTCCCACGCCTGGGCGCAAACCCGGAGGAGACGCCCCGGCGACGTTCGGGGACGCCTGCGACCGCGCCTTCCAGCGGTACTACAAGGGGACCAAGTGGGAGCTGAAAACGTGGCAGCTCATGGCCCGCGTTCGTGCGGACGTGGGGGACGACATGCCCCTGCACCACATCGACAGCGGGTTCCTGGACGGCTACGTCGAGCGCCTCCGCTCCGAGGGTAAGGCCAGCTCCACGATCAACGGGCGGCTGGCGATGCTGTCCAAGGTGCTGCGCTTCGCGAAGGCCCGAGGAGGCAACCTGGAGATGCCCCGCATCGAGCGCGAGAAGGTGCCCGTGGGCCGCATCCGGTGGCTGACCGGCGAGGAGGAGACTGTCCTCCTGGCGCTGTTCCGCCAGTGGGGCAAGGACGACGCCGCCGAGGTGGTCGAATGTCTGATCGACACGGGCCTCCGCAACTCCGAGCTTTACGGGTTGAAGAAGGCCGACGTGAACCTCCGCGAGGGGACCATCACGGTCTGGCAGACCAAGACCGACAAGCCCCGCACGGTCTACATGACCAAGCGGGTGAAGGAGATCGTGTCGCGACGAGTGCAGTCTACTGCACCTGGGGCGCCTCTGTTCCCCTACGACAACTGGTGGCTGCGGGCTGCCTGGGACCGGGCGCGGGCGCACATGGGCCTCATGGGCGACCCTAACTTCGTCCCATACATCTGCCGCCACACATGCGCGAGCCGCCTCGTGCAGCGGGGCGTGGCCCTGCCGGTGGTCAAGGAGTGGCTGGGCCACCAGACGGTGCAGATGACGATGCGCTACGCCCACCTCGCGCCGCACAATCTGCGGGGAGCGGCGGACGCGCTGAACATGGGGGCAGCCGATTAGGTGCAGTTGCCTGCACCTCAACTACCCCGTAAATCTCTTGCGACTTCCTACCAAGGCCCCGTGACAACGTGTGACACGGGGCCTGTCACATCTCATGCCGGGATGGTGGAACGGTAGACACATGGCACTTAAAATGCCCCGCCTTATCAAAGGCTTGCGGGTTCAAGTCCCGCTCCCGGCAGACCCACCAAGAGACTTAAAATCTGCTTCCCCTCGGGGAGTGCGGGTTCGAGACCCGCCGTCCGCACCAGCGCCACCCGGCTTAGCGCCGGGAAGGCTTGATGCGCTACGCGGCCAAAGCCGCCGCCGGTTCAG